TGATTTAAGATTTTCTAAATCTCCCATCTCAAACATTTTGTCAATGAATTTTAATTCTAATTCTACGATAAGTTTTGCAGCTTCCTCAATTGTTTCCTTACACTCATTTTTTAGTTCTGGAAACTCATCACACATATGTCTGAAAAGTTGACATCCCATTTTAGAGTGAAGTGATTCATCTCTAATAGACCATTTCATTTGCTGCCCAATACCTTTAAGATAGTTTCTCATTTGAAATGAATAAAGAACTGCAAATGAGGAGAATAGAGACACTCCTTCTGAAAATGCTGAAAAAATTGCTAGACTCTTTCCTACCTCTTTTCTTGCTTCAGCATTCTTAGCTAAATCTTCATGAGTCCAATCAGCTGTTGTTTCAGTTAATAGCTCAAACTTATTTGCAATTGCTGGTTCATGTAGGAATGCTTCAAAATCTTCTAAACCTAAAGTCTCATTTAGGTAGGAATATGCTGTTGCATGTATGGTTTCTGAAGATCCAAATGCCATAGCCATCTGTCTTATCTCATGTTTAGGAAACCACTTTGTAACCATGTTGGTCCAATAATCAGATACTGCACATTCTGTTTGTGCGAATCCTAATAAAATGTTTCCTACTAAGTTTTTTTCTGATGCTGAAAGTCTTTCATTCCAATCCTTGACATCTCCTTGCATGGAGATCTCTGTATGAAGCCAGTGGGCTTGTTGTTGTGGCATCCAACCATCATTAAAATATGTAGGGTATTCGAAGGGTTTAAACGGAACTCTTTCCTGGAAAAGTTGTGGCATAATTAAAAAGGTAAATCTTTTATTTCTTTTGGTTTTAGTTGACTCAATCTGTTCATTATATTTTTACTTGTTGCACTAGGTAACTTGACATCATCCTCATCTATATCGATGTAATCAGAAACGACAAAATGCCCAGTGGATGTGTCTGCATTTATTGAAAATGTCATACCATCCATTCCATATCTATTTTTCATGAAATGAAATCTGCCAGTACCATTGACTTTATCTTCCTTCCTTCTGGAAAGTGAGAGAGCTATATCTGTGATCATAATTTTATCATATGACCCAGCAGCTTTATCTCCTTCTATGATTTTTTCTTGAGCTCCCGATCTATTTACCTGAGACACAGACCAGATGGGAATTTTCAGCTCACGTGCTAGTCCTTTGGTACTGGTATAAATATCATCTATCTCCTGTTTTCGTTCAGTAGATTTCCTACCTGACTTTAATAAATCAACATAGTCAATGATCACTAAATCTGGCTTAAATTCCACATCCTCAATCTTTTGTAAGTGTGCTTTTACAGTTGAGAGTGAAGCTTTTCCCATAGGAAAATCTTTAATAATTAATCTTCCCTTTAAATTTTTAACTGCTTCTGTTACTTTTGCTTTATGTTCGAAAATTTGGTCAACAGGAATCTCAGTAAAATACGCATCGTATCTCCTTCCTACATAATGCTCATCAAGTTCTAAGGTATAATGAACTACATTATATCCTTGTTGCACAGCATATCCACCAAGTGCTACAAGACACCAAGATTTACCACCTCCAGGATTACCAAATATCAATCCAAAATCACCTTGACCTAATCCTCCTTGAATATGTTCATTTATCATACCCCAAGGAGTTGGTATCTCATTTCTGATGTTTTCTACATACCTTTCTTCAATATCTTTGTCATACTCATGTCCTACATTTCTATCACCTCCAATTTTTTTGACAACTTCTAATTGCTCTATAAGGGTTTCTAGATCATCTCCAGTGTTTAATTTACTGCTATGCTCTAAAATTGTTTGTTTTCCTTTTTTTACTTTCAGAAAATTTACAAGAACATCTTTGTAGTATTCAATATCAGTTTCTTTTATTTTTGCAATCTTCTTAACTTCTTCGAAGAAATCCTGCTCTTCATGTAAATTCTCATTTTTAAGAGCTACAATAATGGCTTGAGTACTGATCAACGTATCATATTTGTTATAATGCTGTAGTATCTGATCAATTAACCATTTGTGTGCATTGTGACTAAAGTATTCATTGCTCAGAACATCATGAACACTTTTAAGGAAAGGCTTATCGTTTACTAAAGAAGAAATTAAATGTCTTTGAAAACTGATGCCATATCCATCAAGACTCTTTACCATAACTGTTTAACTGTTTGAAATTATATAACCATTTTTTTACATCCCTGATAACTGCGTAAATATAATCTTTCTCTGCAAATTCTGCAATAATGTCTTCATTTAAATCTGGAGGATCTATATCGATGTAAGATCTTATATTCTCCTTGTGCGATTCGTGTATAAGAGGATCTAAAAGGTTCATCACTTTATGTTGCTTTCTTATCTCCTCTTCAGTTAGTATTATTTTTGAATATAAAGGCTTTTCTTGCAACTTCTCTGCACAAACCTCCAGTAACGTATCTATAGTGAAAACTCTCTCTAGAAGCTCTGGAAATAGCTTGGTAACTCCTTTTGGTCCTATACCACGAACTCCTTCAACATTATCTGACTTATCACCAACCAAAGTTTTATAGATTATAAAATTTTCTGGTAGGATACCATAATCATTTTTTATTCTTTCTGGTGTATAAAAGATTTTTTCTATAGGTCTATAGACAGTTATCCTTTCATTTACAACTTGAAGAAAGTCTCTATCTGATGAGACTATAACACATTTTTTAGTTAGAGATTGTGCTAAATAGGAGATAGCATCATCTGCTTCTATTCCATTAATAATAATTGTTTTAACAGGAAGAAACTTTAAATATTCAATAATTCTACCTAGCTGTTCTAATTTAGCTTCATGCTCCTCATCTCCAGATCTGTATAAAAACTTGTTTGTTATTTTTCTAGTTCCCCTGCCCTTTTTATAATTTGTAAGAACTCTTTTCTTTCTATTGGTAGATTCAGCCCCATCAAAGAAAACATATACTTCTGTAGCTTTTATCAAAGAAATCATTCTACCAAGTGAATTTAAAAAACCACCTAATCCTCCTACATGTCCTCCATTAGGATTAAGTGTGTTTATGGCAGAGAAATTCCTGAAAAAAAGATTCAATCCATCAACAAGGAGAACCCTCTCTTCTCTAATTTCACTACCTTCTTGAACTTGATCTAATAAGCTAAGAAGGTTCTTTTTCATCTATTCTGGCTCTTTTTCGTAAGCTGGTGCCTGAATCGCTGCTTGTGGCTCTTCTTCTACTAGATCGAAGTTTGAACCTCCCATAATCTCTGCCCATTGATTTGAAAATTCTTTCTTATAGTTTTTCAGATCTGAATCAGAATCTTTTATAAACCCATGGGGAGTCATGATTAGTTTTCCTCTAGTAGTTACTCCATTGATATGGTTTTTATCAATCTGAATATTTACCCTTTTAGCAAACTCTACCTGTTTACCCTCTTTGATTGCTTTTACTTTTGATGTACCTGCATTTGTTATATTACCAAAAGTGATTACAAATGTTGAATCATACCACATTGCCATTCCTCCCTTGTTTTGAAGTTTGGGTTGTCCCATTGGTGATTCAGCTTTCATAGTCCATACTTTGTTTATTGCAACTAAAGTATTTGTGTAAGGATATGATTCTTTTCTAGATAAGGTAATTCTTTGATTTACATTGTTACCAAATTGAGTGGACATAGCTCCAGCATTCCATTCGTTATTATTCTTATTTGATGTGATAGAAAGTTCACAAGGAACTGATCCCACACTATCCCAAAAGAACATCAAATCATATGGAAGATCTCCAGCTTTCTGATCATCAAGTAAATCTCCAATGAATGTAGCTACATCTTCAATACTGTTTATATTTTGTCTATCAACATAAATGAAGAATCCATCATAATCTACAATCTCTCCAGTCTCCTCATCAACTACTTCATTGACTTCAAATCCCATATCTATGGCATGTTGCCAATTCCATTTCATCTCTGTTATAATGAACACTGGTAAAATGCCTCTCTTCTGAGCAGATACTGCTCCTTCAATCATAGCAGTTGTCTTCCCAGTATCACTATGACCTCTCATAATGACTATGTGTCCAAGGGGGATACCTGGTATAGATGTGACGTCAGAAAAAGCATCTGATAGTGGGATCCACTTTTGTTCTTTATATTTTGAAACTGCTGATATTCCCTTTTTCTCTCTATACTTGTTAAGACTAAAGTTTTGTTTAGAAACTGCAGCAGCTGCTTCTGTAAGTGATTTCTTTGCCATATATTTTAATTAAAGGGTAAATCGTTGAATGGATCTTCTTCCACTGTCTCCTCTTCTTCAATTTCTTGTTTTGGAGCAGCTTTATGAACACTAGAATAATCAGTTCCAGTTTTTTCTTCTGTTGGTTCAGTATTATCCTCTCCTACAAATGGAGCTAAAACTTGATTTACTATCTCTTTGAGTTCATTAAATGATTTTCGAGAAAACTGCTCAATGAGATCTGGATGATTGTTCATTATGCTTTTAATGCCCTCTTCTGTTTCTGCAAGTGGTTTTTCTTTCCCTACTTCAAATTTAGTTTGCTTGTAACTTCCAAGATCCTCGATCCAAACTCTCATGTCTCTACCTTTATTAGGATCATATATTAAGTTTCCATCAACCTCTATTCGGTCTAAGATAAGTCCAAGAAGTTTTTCAGATACACCCCAATACTGTACACCTTCAGATTCTTTACCTCTCACAATAATAGGAATATAATATTTCGTAGAAGGTCTAAGTTTGTAAAGAATCTTGTTTTTTATTTCAGCATCTAAATTAGCATATTCATCAGAATTCTCAGATGTAAAAATGTCTGTAAACATCTCAATAGGATCAGACTCATTATAACTTGTAGGTGATAGAATAGATATATTTACTGTTCTCTCACCAAGTTGCTCTGTAACTCCTGTATTGAAGTAAAATTTTAGTTCATTTATTGGTGGCTCTCCTGAAGGATCTG